ACCTACACTCTGTTGGTCTTGCGACAGTTGGTGGATATACTTTCCCTCCTATTGCTGATGATGGGGACAATGGGCAGGTGCTTGCCACAGATGGGTCTGGTACGCTCTCGTTCGTTACTGCAGAAAGTGGAGCTGGTACAGCAACAACAATATCTCAGAATGCATATACTGCCACAGCAGGGCAAACTACTTTTACATTACCAAACTTACATAATGATGGTGTCAAGACATATCCTGTAGAGGTATTCTACAATGGTGTAAGAGGAAGAGTTGGTGCAGGTGCATCATTTGACTATCAATTATCTGGCACCCAACAAATTGTATTCAACTATGGACTGGAGGTAGGAACAAGAGTTGTTACCAAAGTTGGTTATGGTCACACCATAGATGAAAGACAGTTTACAGCATCAGAGGGTGACACTACGTTTACTATCACTGGTGAACAGGCAACACAGAATAAGTTTCACTGTTATCTAAATGGTGTTTTACTAAGACGTGGTACAGATTTCACTGCTGGATCTCCAATCGTTTTTAGTACAGCAACTAAAGGTGGTGATGAGGTTATCATTATGAACGCAAACGCTGAAGAATTGTTCACTGCTAATGAAGGTCAAACCAAATTCACTGCTACTGATACAAGCACAACATCTACTAACATACAAGTATATTTGAATGGTATTTTCCAAGAAATTGGTACAGATTATACTCTAGGTAACCCATCAGTTACAGTCATCAACCCTGCTACAGGTCTGACTAAAGGTGACAACTTTGATATTGTAATCACTAGATAAATAACCACATGGCACAACCAAACACTAGGCAAGGACTTATAGATTACGGACTTAGGAAACTAGGTGCTCCCGTTCTTGAAATCAATGTTGCTGACGAACAGATAGAAGATTGTTTAGATGATACTATCATTTTTTACCAAGACCGTCACATGGATGGTGTGGAGAAGATGTATCTAAAACATAAGATAACAAAAGATTTTACAGATACCATACAAGCAACCAGTGCACCAGGTCGTGAGACATCAACAGGTATTACTACAACTACAAGTCCTAGTGTAAATATTCAAGGTATTGGAACTACCACGTTTTCATTTGAAGAGACACAAAACTTTATACAAATACCAGATGCTGTAATAGGTATCGAAAAAGTTTGGAAGGTTGATAGTCGTGCTATAGCATCTAACATGTTCAATGTGACATATCAATTATTTTTGAATGAGATATATTATTTCAGTTCAATGGAGTTGCTTCAATATACACAAATCAAGAGATACCTAGAAGATATTGATTTTATATTACACCCAGACAAACAAATAAGATTCAATAGAAGACAAAACAAATTATATATTGACACTGACTACAGTAGTATGAAGACTGATGACTATCTTATTATAGAGTGTTACAGGGTAATAGATCCTAATGATTATCCCAAGGTTTATAACGATAGATGGATAAAAAAATACTTTGTAGCATTATTGAAAAAACAGTGGGGTCAGAATCTTATTAAATTCCAAGGTGTGAAATTACCAGGTGGTATAGAACTAAACGGTAGACAAATATACGATGATGGTGTAGCAGAACTACAAGCATTAGAAGATAAGATGGCAAACGAATTCGAGATGCCCATATTTGATATGATTGGCTGATGGCACTCAATCCTTTTTTCTTACAAGGTAGTAAGGGTGAGCAAACCCTTGTACAAGATCTGGTCAATGAGCAGATCAGGATGCACGGTATCGAGTTTATCTACATGCCTCGTATTCTTGTGACGAGTGCTAGTGTGATGAGGGAAATTAGAAGTTCTAAATTTGATAGAGCATTCCCTATAGAAGGTTACATATCATCATACGAAGGATTTGATTCTGGATACAATCTCCTTACAAAATTTGGTGTGAGGTCAACAGCAGAGATGAAGATAGTTATATCATCAGATAGGTATGAGAATGGTATCGCTCCTCTCCTCTGGAAGTCTCCTAGTGCAGCAACAGGACCTACTGGTAGAGTAGAGGATCAGAAAAGACCATTTGAGGGGGATCTTATGTATTTCCCACTTAGAGATATAATATTTGAAATCAAGTATGTAAATGATATAGAGAATTTTTATCAACTCAAAGATACCTACACATATGAATTGACATGTGAACCATTCGAGTACGGAGAGGAGACATTTGACACTGGTGTTGGTTCTATAGATGATGACTTTGATGATGAAGGATACAATGTCACAATGATACTTGGAGATGCAGGTGCAAGAGCAACAGCATCAGCTAGTATTGTGAATGGTGGTATTCATAAAATCGATATTATTTCTGGTGGCACAGGATATACAAATGCTCCAACTATAATTATTGAACCACCTATAGGTGGTGTACAAGCGTCTGCTGTAGCAATTACATCCACTACTGGTACACGTAACTTTAAATCACTACGAGTTGAAAGTATTAATATAACAAATCCTGGTGCAGGTTACACCTTTATACCAACTATCCAATTTGTAACTGAAGACGGTAAGGGTACAGGAGCATCAGCTGTAGCTGGTGTGGGTACAGCAGGTGTCATAGGTCCTATTTCTATAGCGTTCAAAGGAAAGGGATACTACGCTTCTCCAACAGTATCATTCAACCTACCACCTTCAGGTGGTGTGCAAGGTATCGCAACTGCTACAATCAATACCACCACCGATCAGGTTGAAAGTATAATTGTAACAAATGCAGGTTACGGTTATACTGCTACGCCTTCAGTCACCATTGGTGCTGCCTCAACAATTGGAAGTGGTACGTTCAAGTATGGTGAGATAATAACTGGTGAATCCTCACTTACAACAGCGTTTGTGACTAAGTGGAATACTGAAACAAATACTCTACTTGCTAGAAATCTATCTGGTAATTTTGCGGTTGGAGAGAATATTGTCAATGTTGGATATGGCACTGCTGTATACACCCTAGATAGTATTGACTATAGTGATGATGATGTATTTGAAACTGGTGATGAGATACAAGATCTCTCACAGAGCAGCATCTTAGACTTTACAGAAAGAAACCCATTTGGTGAAGTATAATGTTAGGAAGTTATTTCTACAATGAGACGATAAGAAAGACAGTTATTGCTTTCGGTACGTTATTCAATAATATAAGAATCAAAAAATTTGGAACTGATGGTAAAACCATAAGTCAACTAAAAGTTCCTATAGCATACGGTCCTATGCAAAGATTTCTTGCAAGGATTGAACAACAACCAAACTTTGATGATAATGTTGCAATATCATTGCCTAGAATATCATTTGAGTTGACATCATATGCTTATGACCCTAGTCGTAAGTCATCACCCATTACAAAATTTACAGGCAAAGGTGCAACAAAAACAAAACATAAAAAAATATTTTTACCTGTCCCCTATGAAATAGGATTTAGACTGAGTTTTGCTGCAAAATTACAAGATGATTCTTTACAAATATTAGAGCAGATACTACCACACTTCCAACCATCATACAATGTAACTGTGAATATGTTAGAGGGTGTAGAAGAAAAAAGAGATATACCATTTACACTTGCGAACGTGTCTTTTGTTGATGAGTATGAAGGTGACTTTTCTACTAGAAGGTTTATACAATATGATCTTGACTTCATAGCAAAGACATATTTCTACTCCGAGATACCAACAGACGAGTCTGGTATTATCAAGAAGGTACAAATCGATTACTCTACTGCTATCAGAGCACCAAGAGCACAGAGATACACAGTTGTGCCACAGGCAGTCAAAGATTATAACAGTGATACTGCTACTACAATCACTGCTGAGTTGACCACAAAGCAAACTCTTGTATCAGTTTCATCTGCTGCATCCCTCTCTGCCAATACCTATATTCAGATAAATTCTGAGGTGATGAGGATCAGAGAAATAAATGGAACTAATTTACTTGTACAAAGAGGACAATTTAGTACCAAGATAGCAGAGCATTATACAGGTGCTACTATATCACAAGTGGATGCTCAAGATAATGCTTTGATAGAAGTGGGTGATGAATTTGGATTTACAGAGAGTAGATCATTCTTTGATTCAGATGGATTAGAATATAGCACAGCACAAGGAGCTGATATATAAATAAACTTGACTAAGCACTGGAGACACAAGTGGAAGAATTAGAATTCGATGGACTCGATTATGAAGAAGATCGATGCATGGGATATGATTGCACAATCAAAGAAGATTATATTATGAGAATGTCTGTAAAATATGATAAGGGTGCACCAGTAAAGGGTAAAGAAGTAAAGTTGCATTCCAGAGAAGTGAAATGGGGAGAGGAAGGATCAGGAACAAGAGAGTATAAATTTGGTTTAGGAAAAACAGATACATTGAGTGAAGCGTGGGAACTATTTGAGGAGTCTGTAGTAAATCAATCAATGTGTGGTAAACCTCATCCTGGTAAACTCATAGAAATTGAAGTTGGTCGTGTACATTATGATCATGATAAGTGGGTTTGTTACACTAGAGAAAGAAGTTTTACTGGAGATAATCAAGAAGGACGTAAGTCACAAATCAAAAGTTATGATGAACTAAATACACTTGACGAAGCATTGGAGACACTAAGTGGAAAACTCTGAGAGATACATCTTTAGGGTCATTAGATCAAAAGAAGATGGCATTTGGCATTGGAAAATAAAAAGAAATAAACCTGTTACTATTGATGGTATTGAGTACGTTGCAAGAATAGTAGTAGAAGCTGGTAAAAATGCTGATGCAAAGACTGCTGTAGCAGAAATGAAAGCAGCTTTTGAAGCATTGTAATAAATATAGATAAAGTAATACTCCGAATACTCCGAATATTTGCCTGTCATTATTTGGAAAAGCATGTCAAACTCCTATGATGCTATTGATAAAGCACTAGATGTGAAGTCTGAAATAGTACGTGAGAAAAAGAAACTAAGTCAAAAATCTAGTGACTCAGATGATCCCACAAAGGATTATGAATACAGTCGTGCACAGTTATATAACTTAGTTGAGAAAGGTCAAGAGGCAGTCAATGGTATACTTGATGTATGTCAAGACTCTCAACATCCTAGAGCATATGAAGTAGCAGGTCAGTTGATCAAGCACGTAGCAGACACAACTGATAAGTTAGTTGATTTGCAAAAGAAAATGAAAGACTTAGATGAAGATAAGTCAGGACCTAAAAATGTTACTAATGCCATGTTTGTAGGCAGCACTTCTGATCTTCAGAAAATGTTGAAGCAAATGGGGACAGATAAATAACCATATGGATAATCTCAATTCTGCGTTGAAACGCATAAAAAAGAAGAAAGAAGTCAAGGAAGCAGCGTTTCTTGCAGGTGCAGGTAAAGCAATCGCTGTGGGTGCTAAAGCAGTTGGTAAAGCAATCGGTGTTGGTGGTAAAGCTGCTGCCAAGGCAGGTGCCAAAGGTGCAAAGGGGGCAGCTAAATCAACAGAGAAAGTTGTCAAGAGTATGAAAAGACCTAACATCAAAAGTTATAAAGATCCTAAGACAGGTAAAACTAATCTAAAAAAATATAGACAAGACCAGAAAAAATATCAAGATACAAAGAAAAAGAAAGAACAAGTCAATCCTGATCCAGTTGAAAATAAAAAAGATGATACTAAAAAACCTGAATCTCAGATTGGTAAAAACATTGGTGATGCAGTAGGTGGTGCAGCAAAGAAAACTAAAAATCTTGCAAAAAGTGCTGTAGGTGGTGCAACAGCAGGTTTCGGTGCATCATCATTTAGAAAAGAATCTAAAATAACGTTCCAAGAATTTATTGACAAAACCCCCTAAATTATGAGTGACATTTATCTTGGTAATCCTAATCTAAAAAAAGCAAACACACAAACAGAATTTACCGAAGATCATATAAAAGAATTTCTAAAATGTAAAGACAACCCAGTATACTTCACTGAGAAGCATATAAAAATTGTGAACGTTGACGAGGGTCTTGTCAATTTCAACATGTACAAGTTTCAAAAGAAACTTATAAAGAATTTTCATAAACATAGATTTAATATTTGTAAAATGCCACGACAGACTGGAAAGTCTACAACTGTGGTATCATACTTACTCCATTACGCTATCTTCAACGATAATGTTAACATCGGAATCCTCGCTAATAAAGCAGCGACTGCTAGAGATCTCCTCGGACGACTACAATTGGCGTATGAAAACTTGCCGAGGTGGATGCAGCAAGGCATCGTCGCATGGAACAAAGGATCCATGGAACTCGAAAACGGATCTAAAATAATAGCAGCATCTACCTCTGCATCAGCAGTTCGAGGTATGTCATTCAATATAATCTTCCTTGATGAGTTTGCATTCGTGCAGAACCATCTGGCAGATGACTTCTTTGCATCTGTGTATCCTACTATATCTTCTGGTAAATCCACGAAGGTTATAATAGTATCCACTCCACATGGTATGAACCACTTTTACCGAATGTGGCATGATGCGGAGCGTGGGCAGAACGAGTATTGTCCCACTGAGGTTCACTGGTCTGAAGTACCAGGTAGAAATGCTAAGTGGAAAGAACAGACGATCAAGAACACGAGCAAGCAACAGTTCGCTATTGAGTTTGAGTGTGAGTTTCTAGGGTCTGTAGATACACTGATAGCAGCATCAAAACTCAAGTCACTGGTGTATGAGCAACCAATAGAACAGAACGGTAAACTCTCTGTATACGAAAGACCGTTTGAGAAACGTGATTATATCGTGACCGTGGACGTAGCTAGAGGTGTGTCTAAGGACTATAGTGCGTTCATTGTTGCAGACATCACAGAGTTTCCTTACAAGATAGTTGCTACTTACAGAGACAATGAAGTCAAACCTATGTTGTTCCCATCTATCATACATGATGTGGCAACAGCGTATAACAATGCATACGTGTTGTGTGAGGTAAATGATATTGGTGATCAAGTAGCATCTATACTATTCTATGACCTTGAGTACGAGAACCTACTCATGGTTGCCATGCGTGGTAGAGCAGGTCAGATAGTGGGGTCAGGATTCTCTGGTGTCAAAACGCAATTAGGTGTCAAGATGAGTACAGTTACTAAAAAGGTAGGTTGCTCTAACTTGAAGACACTGGTAGAAGAGGACAAACTAATCTTTTGTGATTATAATATTATATCTGAGTTGACTACATTCATACAGAAGAAGCAGTCATTTGAGGCAGAGGAAGGGTGTAATGATGACCTTGCTATGTGTCTGGTTATATTCTCATGGTTGGTGGCACAAGATTATTTCAAGGAGATGACAGATCAAGATGTGAGGAAACGTATATACGAAGAACAGAAGAATGCTATAGAACAGGACATGGCACCATTTGGTTTTGTGGACAATGGATTATGGGATGATGACATCACTGATAGTGAAGGCGATAGATGGAAAAAGGCAGATGAGTATGGTGATAGATCATACATGTGGGATTATATGCCATGAAACCAAAGTGTTTAGAGAATGGCGGTTACCTAGCATGGTCTGCTACAGGTCATCTCTTACCATGTTGTTGGTACGATAACCAAAACAAAAAATATATACCAAAGTTATTACAAGATAAGTTCAACCTGAAAGATAATACAGTTCAAGAAGTGCTGGACTCTGATGAGTGGAAAGAGTTTATAGATAAAGTCGAGAAGCATGATCCTTCTCTTCCTCTTATATGTCATAGGTATTGTGGTTAGATTTCGTGGAATTAATTTAGATGCCACAAATCATTGTTCTCTCAAATGTCCTGGTTGTGCTAGACAAAGATTTGTAGATGGGTTGAATGGTTTTGAGGATATTGTAGGTCCTGTACCAGGTAGACCTATAACACTTGAAGAGATGGATAAGATATCAGATTATTTTGAAGAGATATCTTTTTGTGGCACTATATCAGATCCATCACTACATCCTAAGTTTCATGACTTACTACAAATGTGTGTGGATAAAGATGTTGAGACTATCGTACATGTAGCAGCGACCATTAGACCTAGTAAATGGTTTACTAAAGCATTCAAAATTTCAAAGGGACATAATGTGCGATGGGTGTTTGGTATAGATGGTAAACCAGAGGACAGTCACAAGTATAGGATAGGACAAGATGGTAAGTTTTTGTATAACATGATGATAAGATGTGCTGCTATGCGTGTAAAAACAACATGGAACTATGTTGTGTTCAATTATAATGAAAATGATGTGGAGTCATGTAGAGAGGACGCAGAAAGAAGAGGTATAGAGTTTGATAAAATCATATCATGCAGGTGGTGGACTGATGAGTTACAGTCTTTGAAACCATCAAAAGATTATGTCGAAGAAGCGGAAACAGGTATCAGACAATCCGTTAGAGAGAATGATTCTTATGAATTGTGCGGATAGACACAGGTTTTTATAAATAATTTCAGTCTAAAAAGAAGGACCCATAGGGAGTTAGAATGGCATTAAGACTTGCATCTCCAGGTATTTCAGTTAGAGAGGTTGACCTCACAAGGGGCGGAGTAGATTTTACTCTGAATGTTGTTGGTGGGTTGGCTGCTCCCTTCGCAAAGGGACCTTGTAACGAAATTACTAGAGTAAACAATGAGAATGATTTAGTTGAAATATTTGGTAAACCAGGTGTTGGTACATCAGATTATCACTACGAAACATGGTATGCAGCATCGAATTTCTTATCATACGGTGGTAAGTTAGACGTTGTTAGATGTACTGGTGGTGACCTCAACACAGCAAACGCTGCTGTTGGATTGGCAAACACCACTCTTCTCCTAGAGGGATTAGAGGATTACAATAATAACCAAGCAGATGATACCAATTGGTACTTCGCTGCTAAGAATCCAGGTTTCTGGTCAGAGAATATAAAGGTAGCAATAATAGATAACGCTGCTGATCAAATTATCACACCAACATTAGAGACAGGAACAATCGCTGCCACTAAGGTTGGATTTGGTGTAACACAAGCGTTGACAGGAGTAACTGTTGGTGTTGGTACAACTGCTGCAGCAACAGGTATACTAAAGGGTGTAGTTACAGGTAAGACTGCAACAACTCTTGATATCAAGGTAGTAAGCACAGTCATCGGTGGTTCAGAAACATTAGTTGAATATCAACAGAACTCACAGTTCGAGTTCAAGAATGGCACGATGCTAAACATCGTCAACAACTCTGGATCAACTGTAGGTAAGAGTTCAACTATCACATCTGTTGACTGGTATAACAGCCAGAACATACTAACAAGTGTTGCTGATGGTGGTTCAGATTTCACCACTATAAAGTGGAGAGCAGTACTCAACAAACCAAAAACAAATAATTATGTATCCAGAAGAGACGGAACGAACGATGCTCTGCACGTTGTTGTTATTGATGCTGGCGGTGGAGTCACTGGAGATGTCGGATCAGTTCTGGAAAAATTTGCAAACTTGTCTAAAGCAAAAGATGGAGTAACATCTGGCAATGAGGCAGTTTATTATAAAGACTTCTTAGCAAATAAATCAGAGTACATCTTCTCAGGTGCACATGTAACACAAGCAGACGATTCACATCACGGCACACTTGTATTACCAGGTGGTTTAAGTGGATTCTCATCTATCACATCTGCTGCAGGTGCATGGGGTCAGGAAGCAAAGAATATCAAGTTCAGTTCTATCGGTAACCAAGGTTACTCTCTAACAGGTGGACTTGACTACACAGGTGTTGGAGTTTACAACGCACCATTAGGAAACATACTTACATCATACGATAAGTTTGCAGATCCTGTAGACAGTGACATTAGATTCCTACTACAAGGTAGTGCTTCTGGGTCAAAAGAAGAAGAGCAAGCAAAAGTAAATAAACTAATACAATTAGCAGAGGGTAGAAAAGACTGTGTTGCAGTCGCTTCTCCTAACAGAGGATCTCTGGTCAATGTCACAGACTCGGCAACACAGTTGTCTAACGTCCTGTCATTCTTTGGACCTCTAACATCATCATCATACGTGGTATTCGACGCAGGGTATCAGTATGTGTATGACAGATTCAATAAGAAGTTTATCTACATGCCAACATCCTCTGACATAGCAGGTTGTATGGTAAGAACAGATAGAGACTTCTTCCCATGGTTCTCACCTGCAGGTACTACCAGAGGTGGGTTGAACTTTGCTATAAAGTTAGCATTCAATCCTGGTCAAGATGCAAGGGATCAACTCTATGCAAATAGAATCAACCCTATCACATCAAAACCTGGTGACGGTATCATACTATTCGGTGATAAGACTGGTCTTGCATACGAGAGTGCGTTTGATCGCATCAACGTAAGAAGACTGTTCATCACAATCGAACAGGCAATTGAGAACGCTGCTAAGTCAGTTCTATTTGAACTCAACGATGCAGGTACAAGATCAAACTTCATCAACATTGTTGAACCATTCCTAAGGGATGTTCAAGCGAAGAGAGGTATTCAAGACTTCTTACTCATATGTGATGAAACAAATAACACACCAGATGTTATTGATCGCAATGAATTTCTTGCTGACATCTTTGTCAAACCCGCAAGATCAATCAACTTCATTGGTCTGACCTTTGTTGCTACAAGAACTGGAGTTTCCTTCAGTGAAGTTGTAGGAACTGTGTAATAGGAGACCCACACAATTATGGC